ATTTAGCCATTGCACTACCTTCATTCCGAGGCTCTTTTGCTCTTCCGTTCCATTCACTAACTTATTGATGAACTCCTCGTCATTTAAGAAGTGCATAGTGGAATCGGCAACGATCTCATCCGTGATTTCTTCATTGGATAAATTTCCGTAGGACTGTTTATAGGTTTCAATAAGGGAATCTAAATCCGTGTTCTTGGATTTTAAAATGCTGTTTAAGGCAAGTCCCTTAAACCATCCGTACATTCCTTGGTCTTTTCCATCACTTGCATATTCCTTTATCCAGTGTGTCATTTCATGCGCTACAGTTCCGAGAATGTTATCACTCTGCAGGTCGATAGTGATAATTCCCTTTCCCATTTCGTATGATCCGTTACTTGTGTTTCCGTCTTGATATTTAGAATCAACTATGCGGAAAAGAATGCCCGTCTTCTTTCCGAGCGCACTTAACACTTTCTTTAAAGTAGACGGCGCATGCGGAACGCTATCCATTAGCCCGCCTGTCCTCTTCTCTATACGTTCTTTATATTTTATGTTCCACTTGCTAATAGCATTTTCGTAATCCTTTACTCCCGCCTTAAAAAGGCTCTCTCTTTGCTCCTTGGAGAGTAGTGCCATGCTTGCAGTCTTTTCTAGGCTATCTTCGCCATTCAGATTATAGTTATACCGCCCAAGGTTATAAGCGTGTGTACTTGCCTTGATATAATCAGTAAGCGGGATGTTCCCGTCATAGTTCTCTACGAATGCCTTTTGCCCTTCCTTGTCGTAGTTTTTGGAAAACTCCTGCAGAGGGTTTTTATAGTCGATACTCTCTCTGTTTGCCTTGCTTAAATTCTCATTGATTGCATTTTCAAGCTTCGCTTGTTGTCCCGCCTCTGTATTAGAGAAAAGCGCATAAGGAACAGAGCCGGGCTTTTCCGCTTCGGCTTCTTCTTGGTGATTATCTTTACTTTCTTGAAGGTTATCCGTACTTTCTTGCTTGTTATCTTTACTTTCTTGAAGACTATCTTTACTTTGCCATTCCTCTTGCTGTCTATTGTAGTCCTCGATAGCTGCATTCTCTACGGCATTAGCAAGATAGCCTTTTTCAGCAAGACTTATCTTCTCGCCTTTTGCTTCCTTCTCTGCAAGGCGATTAGCCACCTCTTGAATTGCTTTTCCTTCTTCTGTGGTCGTGTCGGCACTCTCTGCAATCTCCTTATAGTTATTTATATCATTGTACTGTGCACCATTGGCGAGTGTATGCGTTACGCCTGCAACTCCTGCCGACATTCCACCCGATAAAGCACCCGCAAGGAAACTCATTCCCGCATTTCCCAACCTGCTTACACCTGTATTAAGCATTGCAGAAGCGTCACTCTCTCCGTTTTCTTTCCTAGCAAGATACTCCTTAATTACTTCGGATTCACGACCTTTTATAAGAGTATCTGTTAAATCATTGGTGATCTCCGTTCCGAACTCTTCAAGACCTTCTTGCCCCATTTGCTTTAGGACATTTTTAGCAACTTCCTTCCCCGTCGTTCCCAATCCATTTTTAGACAGTTTAAGGAATCGCATAGTCGGCGCATACTCCCACGCTGCTTCTGCCGCACCCTTTGCAACTCCACTAGCAAGCATCTGATTTCTTGTGATGTTAGGGTTTACTGAATCCTCCAGGAACTCTTGATTGGTAGCACTTCCTGCAGCTAATGCAAGCCCTGCCTGACCGAACACAAGATTTCTAGCTGCAGAACTTGCTCCATCAAGAAAAACACCACCTAAAAAGTTTGCTGCTTTCTCTCCCGTGTCAAGTCTTCCGTCATCATGATTCATGCCTAGGTTATTTCTTAGTGCTCTTAAGCTTCCTTCTCTTACGGCGTTAGCCTTCATTGCCTGTAACATATCTTCGGGCTTTAGCTTATCCTTGGAAAAGGTCTGTCGTGCTGTATTCACAAGTCCTTCTGCTCCCGACAAGGTGCTTTGCGTCATGTTCCACGCTGTACCCATTAAGGGCGCAACCTTACCCGCAACAGGAACTTGAGAAAGAGTATTCAAGAATTTATACTCTCCTGTCTTTTCATAGTCTCCTTTTAAAAGAGCCATGTAATCGTCCTTGCTCATCGGGTTTGCATTTGTGGCAAACTCTGCACGGCCATTGTAGTTTTCGGGAATTCTCATCGGGTGACTCGCCGAATAGTCCTGCCACATTTTTTCATAGTCGGCGTCTGTAAGTGTTATAGGCGGTGTGTTTTCCGCTGTGGCTTGTTTTGGTTTCACAAAGGAAACAGGGGCATCGTGAATTCCCCCGTAGGTTACTTTATTTTCTAGCGGGCTTTTATACTTAGCATAAAGGCTAGGCTCTGCCGGAGTGGTAGTCACAGAACTTTCTGCATTTATAGGAGAATAGGAAGAAGGGGCGGTACTCGTCGCCCCTGTATTCGTTCTGTATTCGGTTTTTGGTAGCGATTCTCTCTTCGCTTTTTCTTCGAAATAACCATTTATAAGTCTTCTATTCTCTTCATTTCTTTTAGTATCAAATAAAGAACTTAATCTTCCCATTCTTTCCCCCTTTTATTTAAAAGCCAAAATTTTTTCTGCTCTTTCTTGCGGCATTCCTCATGATATATGTATACGGGTCGTCCGGTGTTGTATCTAAGTCGTAGTTTTTGCCATCCATATCATAGATTGACTTCAATACTGTATTGGCATTCTTGGCTAATCTAGGCTGTGCGGTTACATTGCTCGCACCACTATTAAAATCCGGTTCTTCGGCATACATCATGTCAAACACATTTCTCAGTGTCCGTCCGGTCTTGCCATAGGTTTTAGTTCCATAGTCTTTGTAAACCTTCTCTTCTTTTTCCTTTTTTCTTCTTCCTCTTCTTCCACCGCCGCCACCGCCACGGCTTCCACCTGCTACCATTCCCGCTAGTGCCTGCTTCGTTTTTTCGATGTTTAATCTTGCAAGTTCATTATCAAGATCCTGCGCTTCCTTCTTCATGGCATATTCTTTCGCCCATTGCTCCTCTTTCATCGCCATTTCTCTATCGAAATTCAGATTGTCGTTATCCATCTTGTAGGTGTTCATATCTGCGCTTCTATCAGCGTTATACTGTCCCGCTAGATGGTTCGTGCCGTTCCAGTAATTCGATGTATTGGCGTTATAGACATTAAGGTCATGCGCTCTTTCTCCATTAAGGGCATTTAAGAAATAGTTTCTATCATTCTGCCAGTCGGTTACGGTATCTCTATATCTTCCGTAATCTGTGTTGTCCTGCCCTTGGAACGCCTGCAACTGGTTGTATCTGTTTGCTTGATCGTCCCTATACATTTGATAGGCTCTGTCTCTAAAATCCATAACCTTATCATTTAAGCCCGTCATGGTATTGTCATAGGACTGTTGTGCCACTTGTGCAGCATAGGAAGAACCATAGCCGCCCGACTGCGCCTGTGCATTTGCCATAGTGTCCTGCATCGCCCTACGGGCTGAATCTGTATAACGCTGTGCATACATCTGATAGAGGTCGTCGTTCTTTAGGTCTTTTCCTGTATAAGAGAATTTTTTCTGATTATAGATTTGGTCTAGCAGTCCCGAAATCTGCGCTTCGTATTTACTTTTAAACGGATCGGGTCTATTTTCCTCTACATTCTTTAATTGTTCTCTTCTTGCTTCCACCTCGTCAGACTCGCTATAGTCATCGGGCATTCTTGATAGCCTTGCCTTATAAGCATTGTATGCGTCTGTCACTTGTTGGGACTGGCTATATTTACGTGCAGGATATTTGTTTCCCCCGCCGTAGGAAGAAGAACTATAGCTTTCTGTGACTGTCGCCCCGCCATTCGCACCCCCTGCGTTTGCTGTAGCATTCAGCCCTGCCGTTACATTTGCAGAAGGAGTGTTATTCCCTCCTAATCCTGCATTGTTTCTAAGCTGATTTAAAAGGCTTGTGTTTTGGCTTGCCGTTCCGCTATACCCTGTCATCCCTAGCTGGCTTGCAAGCTGTTTTCGTGCAGCAAAGGAACTTCCTTGCCCTCTCTGATTCAAATAATCAACGATTGAATTACTTAGTGCCATTGTCGCCCTCTCCCTTCTTTTCCTCTACTGTAGCAACACCCGTAAGCAGTTGATAAGCTGTTACCATGTTCGCCATATTTGCTATTCCTACCACAGATACATTGTTCAACATTTCAAGTGCCTTAAGTAGATTCTTTTCTTTTATTTCCATTTTGCTTTCTCTCCTTTATCTTTTTGTATATTTCTTGAATCATCTTGATTCTGAATGGAATAATTTCCGAATAGCACATTGCTAGATAGTTTCCGTTCTTTTCTACGATTCCCTTGAATCCAGCTTGCTCCATTGCAAAGAAGAAATCTTGCGCTATATATCCCTTATGCCTTTTTTTCTCCCCTTTCATGGAATATTCAACAGGGGTAATCGCTTGAAACAAACGCATTACTTTTTCCCCATCAAGATCCTTTATATCTTCCTTTAACCTTTCGTCACTCCACCAGTCTTTCCCTTGTGCCAGGATTTGCGAACATGTAACACGATGTGCAGGCGTTTGTGACCCGCTCTCACTGGCCAAGGTGCACATACTTTTTACATCTATTACATCAAAGGAAAAGCTGGGCAATGTTCCATGCTCTTCCCCGTCTGAATCCCGCTCATTTTGCCATCCGTATGTTGCATGGATTGCACCGGATATAGACAACTCCCCTTTTATGGACGTTGACGAACCGCTCTTACTCTCCTTATCCAGTTTTCTATTCGAGGTAAATACAACTCTCTTTCCGGTTATATCTTCCGGGTTACAATCTATTAGTTCAGCGTTTGCCCCTCGCATATTCATATAGGCTGTCTCAATTGTTCCCGAACCTATGGAAGACCCCTCTCCGCCTATAAGCCTGTCTCCGCTTATCAAGAATCCCCCTATCCGTCCCGCTGTAGCATTAACCTCTCCTTTAAACTGTACCCCGGCTTCATTTACCTTAAAACGTTGTGTATCAACCTTTAGCCGCTCCCCCTTTAACTTAATACCTTTCCCGAGTGATAATTCTGTATTTAACTCCTTAACTGCGTCAGCTTTTTTTACCTTTAATTCGAGAGTATCAGAAAGAAGTTTTACGCTTGATTCAATATCGCTTTTTATACCTTTTATGCGGTATCTTATCTTCTCAAGACTAACTTCATATTCGGATATTTTCCCTCGCAATTCCGAGTATTCCTTTATAAATTCATTCGAGAAAGCAGAATCAAAAGAAAGATTTTCAGAGGCGTACCGTATTATCTTCTGATTCTGCAGGAGCAAGCCCTTTATTTTTTCTAATTCTTCCATATTTCTCCCCCATATCCTTTAGGACACTATCAAGGCAAGCCGTAATCGAATCCATTTCAAGCCCTAATAGCCCGTCTCTTATTTCCTTCCGATATTCTTCCGGCGTTTCCTGCGCAATAAACCCAGTAGCACTTATTCCACTATCCTTATACACAAACGAACACGGCTTAAGTGTTTCTAAAAGGCTATAGCCTTCTTTCTTTTCTACATATCGTATATTCTCTTTTAATCTTCTGTCTGAATAAGATTTCCCCGCAAGCTTTGAGTAATAGCTTTTGCACTCGACATTGTCATAAACAAGTAGTCCACCTACAGGGGAAGAGTTCGTATTGTAGTGCTTATAGTTCTTATCGGTTTCGTCGAATTCCTTTACTTCTTCCTTATCTGGATATTCCGGCTTGCTTGGGATTTTTTCCCCGTACTGACTTTGAGTCGTATGGATTCTCATTGCATAGCACGTAAGTCTTCCGTTGCTCTCCATTGCAGAGCAAGAGATAGATCCTAAGAACTTGGCATTATTAACGTTTATATCCTCAAAATTCCCCTTAAAGGTTGCGTTGATATATACGTCCCCATATGCGTTTATCTCTTTTGCATCTCCGTAGTCAGCAAATATATTTCTTGCTTCTATCATTGAAGTGCCTTTTCCATACCATGAAGAGCCGTGCGCATCGCTCTGTATCTCCCATCCCGCAATATTTCCGCCTGTGGCATTGATTTCCCCTTTTGCCACCGCTCTATTTTCTGTAAGTACAAAATTAGGGGACGCAATCTCTAGCCGTTCCCCTTTAATTTCTAATGTGTCAGACGAAAGGTTTATCGAATTTGTTACATCGCCCTTACTAACCAACAGCGATATCCCATGCTCCGACGCCTTTAATTCTGTCTTTATCTTTTTTTCTGTTTCTTCAACCTTTGTATAAAGCCCGCCTGCCCCCATATCCAAAAGGCTTATGTTGTGCTTTGTTTCCTCGTATCGTTGTAATTCCTCTGTAGAAAAGTTATCTACAGCGTCCAAAGAGGAAAAAACATTCTGCACCGCTCTATTGATCCTTGTTATATGCCCCTCGACTTCTTTTGCTTCCTTTATGCTGTCGGGGGATTCAATCTTGTAAATCATCGCTTATCCCCTTTAACTCTTGTATTGCCTTTGTTATAACGCCGTGCAGCGCCTCATAGTTTACGCAATAATAGCCATTTTCCATTGTGTGAACGATTCCGAACGGGTCTCCACCGCTTAGAATCTCTTGCGCAACAAGCCCATAATGTATGCCCTCTTCATCCTTTAACTTGTACGACACCGGGCGCAAGGAAAGAATATACTCTAAAGCATTGTCGATTGGTTTAATATCCTTTTTTACACGCCTGTCACTCCATGCTATGCCTCTGTCATTCGAGAAAATATCGTAACAGCTTAAACGCCCGCCAATATAAGCATCCCTACATTGTCCGCAATTTGCGTAAACCGTAGATCCACACACAACATCATCACAGGCAAACCACCCGAAATAGGTTTTTTCCGTTACTTCAATTTTGCAGTTACTAAAATCTATATAACATCCGGTAATGTCCTTATCCGTCGTTATATCTAGGCGATTTCGCACATTTACAACCGTCCCACCAAGCCCGCAGGCATCTATTGTATTCCCCCTTAAAAAGCTTGTTCCGCCCTCATTAACTATCTGAAAACTCCCGAAATTGCCACTCTCTGCAGTAATTTTCCCCGTAAGGCTTAGATTCCCGGCATTATCCAGCTTAAAGTTCTTTGAATCGACCTCTAGCCCCGTACCGCTTATGCTTATCTTTTCAGTAGATAGGCTTATTCTGTTTAGCAAATCGTCTTCTTTCACATATAAATCTAGCGCCCTGCTCGTCTGCTCGATTGCCGCTCTTGTCTTTTCTTCGTGGTCTTCCATAGCAAGAGTAAAGCCGTCCATAGAGTGCACAAGCTGAACGGCTTTCTCTTCGTTTTGGTAAAACTTCTGATATTCAGACGGGACTATATTGTCACCGTCCACATTTTCAGAAAGAAAGCGGATTTTCTTATTAAGTTCCGTAAGGTACAGCTTTACCTTCTCAAGGTTCTTTATTTCCCCTATAGCGATTTTTGGAACAGTAAATACGCTCATCGCTCGCTTCCTTTCCCGATAGTCTTACTCATGCCGTACAAGATGAATTTCCCATGCCCTGAAAGTTTATACTGATATCTCTCGCAACGCTTTAGCTTCACAGGGATAAGATAGGTATTCCGCTTGTCCGCTGTAATAGACGCTTCTCTTCTCCACGTCGCTTCATTGTCATAGCGAACGTACACGGTGCATTCTGCGTCCGGCTCTAATTCAATGTTAAACTGAAGAGACCGCACCTTCTTCTTGTCAAGCGTTCCTTCTTCCAAATACACGGACTCAAGAAACCATTCCGTATTGTCATCGTCTTGTATGTCGTCTGCCCTTGTGTCTCTTGTATAAATAGGGTACTTGCCATTTACAGGCTTTTCATAAGTGGAATTAAGATTCCCAAAGCAATTTACAAGGCTGTATATCTTTCCTTCTATGTCCGCTTCTTTTATCCACAACTGATTTTTAAGGTCAAACACATACATAGATCCTTGATTGTCGTTTCTCAAATAAACGTAATACTTTCCCCTCCACTGCCCCGCAATGGCATGATTCCACTTAACTTTCAGCTTATCCGATACCGATTCGGGCATTCCCCCTTGATATATCATCACTGCGTCACGGCTTACATACATGACCGCTTCATTCACATGGCAAAGAGAAGCACTACACCCTTCCATTACTCCCCTCGCTTCTACGGTATCAAGGCTGAAGTTTGAAGGCTTCGTGCCGTAAATCGTATGAATGTAGTTTTCTTTAAAGAACACAACATACCCTTGTTGGCTGATAACGCCCGTAAAATCTCCGTCACTCCCGACAGAAACCGCATAACTGTCTGCCGCCGTGCCTTGGAAGCTGTTCCAATTGGTCGGGTCTCCAAGCTTACACGCATAGATTTCATGATTCTTACTAGAGCACCCCCACAAGCGATTGTTAAACTCACAAACATAGTCCATATCGGGAACAGCACGAACAATCTTTACTCCGCTTTCTTCCGTGATACTTCTTAGAGACGCACCGTTTTCATCTACTGCGGAAATGACAATAAAATCATCCCCTATCTCCTTTATTGCTTTAGTGGCATTCAGTGTCTCCGTGTACTGCGTAAAACCCGAAAGCGT